AATTTATCATTATTATTTTTTAAGACAATATTATCTTGTTTTAATACTTTTATTTCTTCTTTGAGTGTTTTATTTTCTTCTTTTAATTCTTTCATATCTTTTTTTAATGCATTAATCTGTGGTTGAGAATAATCATTATTTATTACTAATTCGACAAAATCCACTAAAATATGCGTTGTTTTTACATTTAAATTTTTATGTACTGTGTATATTCAAAGTTAACTTTGAATATCACGCTAGCGAATTATTTAAACTTAAGAGTTTAAATAAGTTCGGTACATCATTCATTGCTTCATTAACTTGTCCTGCATAATCATCCCCATATTTATATTTTATTTCATCTGTTATATTCATAATTTGTTGAGATAATTCTGTCATATTAATATAATAATATATAATATTTACTTATATAATATATTATATTCAAATTTTTTATAATTATTTAAGATATTACTATACATTATATATTATTAATTATTAATTATTAATTATTTGAATTTAATTTTAAACTATTATGATTCAATATTATTTAGAATAAAATTTGATAATTAAAATCATAAAAATTAATATAAAGTTATATATCATAATAAATATATAAATGAATAAATTGAAAGATGGTGAAGATTATGAAAAATATGTATTAAATATTATTAAAGATAAATATAAAAATTGTTATCTTTGGAAAGATATACCAAAAGATATTCTTCCTGAAAATTATTATAAAAATAATATTATTTGTGATGATATTGGGTGTGATATTATTGGAATAAATCATGATGATTCTATTGATTATATCCAATGTAAAAATTATTCTACTACTGGAAACGATAATGTTATTAATATTTGTGATTTAGCAGGTTTTTATAATTTTATCGCTGAAAATCTAATTTCAACTGGAATTGTATATTATTCTGGCAAATTATCACAACAAATTTTGTGTAGACAAAATAAAATTAAATATATAAATATTCCTCTTATTAGAAACAATAATGTTTTAGATTTTAAACCGAGAGATTATCAATTAGAAGCATATAACAAATTAAAAGATATAAATAGAAGTATATTATCAATGCCTTGTGGTACCGTGTAAATTTTAATTATGTCCCTTTATTGGACATAATTAAAATATCACGCTAGCGAATTATTTAAACTTAAGAAAAATCTTAAGTTTAAATAAGTTCGGTACTGGTAAAACTTTTGTATCTTTCTTATTATCTCTTGATTATAAAAATATTATTATATTAACTCCTTTAATATCTACAACAGAACAAATATTGATACATTATAAAAATTATTACTCAAAATATAAAGATATAAATTATATATTGATTAATTGTAATGCAGAAAGAAATATAAATAATATTAAATTTAATGAAAATAAAAATATAATAGCATCTACATATGATTCTAGTGATATTATAATAAAATTATTATCAACAAATAAAATAGAAGAGACTTTAATTATTATCGATGAATTTCATAATCTTTCACAAGATATGATTATAAATAAAAAAAATAACATGAATAAAATTCTAGTATCCAATAATAAAATATTATTTATATCTGCAACACCTTTAAATACAGAAAGTTATAAAGAAATATTTGGAGAAAATAAATATGAATTAAACTGGAAGACAACTATAGAAAATAAATATATATGTGATTATAATTTTTATTATCCAAATAATGATAAAATAATTACAAAAATAGATGATCTAAAAATAGATAAAAAATTAATAGAAAAAACAATATTGATTAATAAATCATATTTTCTATTAGAGTCAATAAAATTAACCAATATTAAAAAATGTATTGTATACTTAAAAACTATAAAAGAATCATCTGAATTTGTAAAAATACTGAAAACAATAAATATATATTTTGAATTAAATATTAAAGTGTATGAAATTAATTGTAACACATCAAAAAAGAAAAGAACAGAATATTTAAATAAATTCAAGAATGATAATACTTGCATTAATATTATATGTAATGTTCATGTATTAGATGAAGGAATTGATATTCAAGAATGTGATTCTGTATATTTAACACATCCAAATAATAATCCAATAAATATAATACAAAGAATATCAAGAGCAAATAGATTAGATTTTAATAATAAAAATAAGATAGCAAAAATATTTATATGGAGTAAAGATCATATTAAATTAGAACAAATAATGAAAAATATTAATAAAACAATTATTATAAAATATGGTAATGAAAACAATGATTATGTTAATAAAAATAATTTAAAAAATAATATAATGGATATAAATAATATTTTGGATATACATAATATTTTGGAATTAGAATTTGATTTTAATAATAAAATTAATAATAAAATTAATAATAAAATTAATAAAGAAACACTTATAAATTATTATAAAAAAACAATAAAACCAATTAATAATGAATTATTAGATTTTATAAATGATATTTATTCAGAATATGATAATGTTATTTCTATAAATTTTAATATTATAGTAGAATGGCTTGAAGTAGAAAAAAAAAATCTAAAACGATTACTTGTTGATAATTTTAAAAAAGATGTTGATTATACTGAAGAAAAAGTTAAAGTTATGAATAAAAAAGGAAAAGGAGCGAATTATGTATCTAAAATATTAGTAACTCCTGATTGTTTTAAAGATATTTGTATGTTATCTCAAACTGCAAAAGCTAAAGAAGTTAGAATTTATTATAGAACTGTTGAAAAATTATTAATGGATTATTATGAAGATATTCAACAACAAATAGAAAAAGAATTAGGTTTAATAAAAAATAATCAAAAACCAAAAAATGCTCCTGTAGGCGGTCATGTTTATATATTACAAGCTTTAAATACTATACAAAAAGATATGTTCAAACCTGGCAATTCTGAAGATATGAAAAAACGTTTGAGAACATATAATACGGGAAATGCTAATGATATTAAACCTTTATTTATTATGAAAGTTAAGGATATTAAAGGTGTTGAATCATGTATAAAAAATGTTGCAAAACAATATCAATATAGAAAAAATAAAGAAGTGTATAATATTGATTTAGATATGTTAAAATCTATGTATACAAAATGTAAAGATTTTATGGAATGTATGAATGATATGTATAATAAAGATCCTAAAGAATTTAAAGACAATTTATGTATTATAAAAAAAGATTATGAACAAAAAAAAGAGTTTTTTATAAATTATTTATTTCAAACGGTTATCCCATTATTCCACATATTTAGCTTTCTGTAAATTATGTAATATCATTGAAAAAAATGAAAAAATTGAAAAAAATATTGTCTACAATTTGTTTATAACATATTTAATAATTATTATAAAATGTCATATATTGTAAATCAACTTATTGATGCAAAATTTGCATTTACGAATTGTATTTTGTTTTCATCTAAATGTGAAAATATACCTAAGTTTGTAATTTTAAATGAATATATAATAAAAACAATGGCATATTCTGAATTAGTAAATATAGAAAAAAATATAGTGGGAATTAATCCAATTGTTAGAAGATTATGTAAATTGGCTTTTAATGATAAAATAGAATTAAAAGAATTTAAAATATTAGATTCAAAAATTGATTATGATAAATTTAATTTAGAAATCAAGGTTTCATTAAAAAAAGAAAAATTATCAAATACTTACATTAATCTTGATGATACATATCTTAAAACTATAATAAAAGAATCTCTAAATGGTCATATTCCAACAATTAATATGTGCTATTATATAAAATTATTTAATGATGAAGTTTATCAAATAAAAATTTTAGAAATATCTTCAACAATAAAAAATATACCCATAACACAATTTACAGAATTTGTATTTGTTTGTTCTGAAAATGAAAATATAGGAATTTTAAATCATAATCAAAATTTATCATTATTCAAAAAATCAATTAATATACACGATTTAGGTATAGGTGGATTAACAGATGAATTTCTTGTTATATTTAGAAAAGTTTTTTCTTCAAGATTATTACCAAAAAATGTACGGGAAGAACTGGGAATTAATCATGTTAGAGGAATGCTATTATATGGACCTCCTGGATGTGGAAAAACTGCTTTAGCAAGACAATTAGGAAAACTTTTAAATTGTATAGAACCTAAAATTGTAAATGGACCATCTCTGTTAGGTAAATATGTAGGAGAAAGTGAAGAAAATACAAGAAAACTATTTGTTAATTTTGCAGATATCTCATATTGATCGGTAGATATAGACTATTATAATAACACATCTATATATTTTGTCGTTTTGTCGTTTTTGATAATATCCATTTAATACAAAAAAATAAAAAATAAAAAAATATTATAATAATTAATTATAAAATAAAAAGTTATCAATTGATTATGATATACTAATATAATTTTATTGTAATTTGATGATATTATTTTATTTCTATTCCCACCATTCTTCTATGATATCTTTTTCTATTTGTGTTAAATTACATTGATAATTATAAAATTGTAAATCTAAATATGTTATCAATTCTTTTATTAATCCATTTCCATATGTTGTCTCTATTCTAGTAATTATTTCCTGTGACAAATTTTTTAATTTTTGTAATATTAAATATTTTTTATATTCAATTACTTCTTGTCTATCTCCTTGAATATTGTTCATTGGTTTAATAATGAAATGTGAATCATTATTTCGATTATTTCTTAACAAAGTTAATGCATTATTATATGGTTGTGACAAATTTTTTTCTAATTGTTCTATACTATTTAAATCTTGTATTGCCAATCTTATTTGTTTTAATATTTCTTTATTATTTCTATTATCGTTATCTTTTTTTAGTTTTGTTATTTCTTGATTTTGTTCATCTATTTTATCTTCTAATATTTTTATCTTTTCTCGTAATTCTGTATTTTCTTTTCTTAACATTTCAATTTCTAAATTTTTTTCTAATATATTAGTATTTAATTTTGTTGATTCATTTGTTAATTGACTTATTTTATTATGTAATTCTGTATTTTCTTGTATTAATCTATTATATTCTACAG